ACAACTTGGTGACAATACAGTTGTATCAAAATCATCACCTGTTCAAATAGGAACTCTTACAAATTGGTCTAAAATTGCAGGAGGACAAGCTCACACACTCTCCGTAAAAACCGACGATACTTTATGGGGATGGGGACTCAATACGTCAGGACAACTTGGAGACGGTACTGTTGTGAATACAAGTTCACCCGTTCAAATAGGAACACTCACAAATTGGTCAAAGATTTCTGCCGGTTCATCTTATTCTATGGCTATAAAAACTGACGGCACATTATGGGGATGGGGATGGAATACATCTGGTCAACTTGGTGATGGAACTTTTATAAGCAGAAGTTCACCCGTTCAAATTGGAACTCTTACAAATTGGTCAATAATTTCCGGCGGCGCAACTCATACATCAGCAATAAAAACAGATGGTACATTATGGGCATGGGGATTAGGAACGAGTGGGCAGTTGGGAGACGGAACTGTTGTTAGTAAAAATTCTCCAGTTCAAATCGGAACTCTGACCAATTGGTCGAATGTTTCATGTGGTGTTTCACACACAATCGCAATCAAAACGGACGGAACTCTTTGGGGATTGGGCACAAACGGATCAGGACAACTTGGACAAAATAATATAATCAATCGAAGTTCACCCGTTCAAATCGGAACTCTTACAAATTGGTCAAAAGTATCGGCCGGTTCTGACTATTCTATGGCGATAAAAACCGATGGAACTCTATGGGGATGGGGACTGAATTCAAGTGCTCAATTGGGTGACGGAACCACTGTTTCAAAATCATCTCCCGTCCAGATTGGAACTCTTACAAATTGGTCGAATGTTTCATCTGGTTTTTCATACACTATTGCTATTACAACTACCGGTAATTTGTATGGATTTGGTAGAAATTCTCAAGGTCAACTTGGTTTTAATAATACAATAGACTCGTCTACCGCAAGCGTATTAACACCCGTTCTTGTACAACCTGATTTAAATTGGTCAGAATTATCACTTGGTGGAGACCACGGTGTGGCCACAAAAACAACAGGAACACTTTGGGCTTGGGGTACAAACACCGCCGGTCAAATCGGTGATGGTACGGTAACAACACGTTCCTCTCCAATTCAAATCGGTACACTTACAAACTGGTCAAAGGTTTCTGCTGGTGTTTCACATACAATGGCAATCAAAACAGATGGAACACTTTGGGCATGGGGACTTAATACATTTCGTCAATTGGGAGATGGTACAATCATCAATAGATCATCACCTGTTCAAATTGGAACACTTACAGACTGGGTATCTGTTTATTCTGGATACTTATTCACAACTGCAATTCGTGGAAACGGCACACTTTGGGCATGGGGAAGAAATGCAGAAGGTCAACTTGGTAACCCAACAAGTTTACTTCCTAGTTCTGTGCCAGTACAAATCGGTACATACTCTAAGTGGATTAAATCATGTTCTAGTATATCGCATACCATAGCTATTCGTCAAGAATAAAAAGATTGGTATTCCAAAAAAATTTTACTATATTCATACCATTCCATATTTATAGTAAACAAAAAAGTTACGTTTAATAAAAGGTTATGTATCATATGAAGAACCGAGCAGACAAAATAGAACCGGGTCAAATGCACCCACTTGATATTGCACTTCAAGCTTCAATCAACGGACATCCTGAAATTAGTGAGGATATTCTACGTTCCCAACCACAAGATGACCTACGGGTTCTTTTTAATCTTGGTTGGCACGAAATGAGACACGGTAATCTCAAAAAGGCAATGGAACATTTTAACTACGGTCGGTATATCGATGTATTTGGATTACCACCACTTCCAGGAAAAATTTGGAAGGATGAGCCACTTGAAGGAAAAACACTTCTTTTCAGATGTGAAGGTGGTTACGGAGACCAAATTCTTAACTTCCGTTTTGCAAAAAATTTCGAAGAAAAAGGAGCAAGGGTTCTTGTTTCTTGTGCACCAGAACTAAAAGAATTATTTTCTCGTCACGGGTATATTTGTATTGATAATGAAGTTGCACTCGGTGCTCATTATGACTATTGGGTTCCAGCTATGTCAGCTGCATTTATCTTGGACATGGAATATGAAGACCTTGATGGTTCACCGTTCTTAAAACCAAAAGAACGAAGAACACTTTTCGCAAAGAAAGGTTCTTTAAAGGTTGGTGTTCGTTGGTCGGGTAGTCCTGATTTTGAAGATGAACAACATCGCCGTTTCCCACCTGAATTAATGATTGGACTCCACGATATTCCAAACACAACATTTTATTCACTTCAACGTGATGAAAATCTAATTGATGGTCTACCGTTCGGAGACATGAGAGAACAGATGAAGTCGTGGGATGATACCGCAAACATTATGGCAGACTGTGACATTATTATTAGTTCGTGTACCGCGACTGCACACCTTGCAGCAGCAATGGGTAAACCAACTTGGGTTCTAACTCCAATTATGCCTTATTATACATGGGCAGTTCCTGGTGACGGTTCAAGATGGTATGATTCAGTAAAATTATACCGTCAAGTAAAGTACGGTGAATGGGATGTTCCATTCCAACAGATTAGAGAAGACCTTACAAAGTTAGCTGAAGAACATAAAGGGTAATCCGTATGTCATACTTGAAGGAAGCTTTTTATCCTAAAAGTTTAGAACACGCAAAGGATATTTGCCTTACTCCAGATGGTCGAGTACCGCAAAAGTTTACAAAAGAAACGATGTTTCTATTAGACTTTCTATTAAAAGAAAATCTGGCGAACAATTACTCAAAGGTTGCAGATTTTGGTTGTGGTGTTGGTCGTATGAGTAAAGCACTCATACAACGACTTGGCTGTCCCGTGACGGGGTTTGATATTAGTGAACCTATGTTGGGTTGGGCAAACGAATTTGTGTTAAGTAGAATATTTACACCCGTGGTATATTCGAAAGGATTTGTACCGACGGAAGATATGAAATACGACCTTGTTATGGCTTTGTTTGTATTACAACACAGTGAACATCCAATCCAAGATATTGAGTTTATCCATTCGATTCTGAACAAAGGTGGTAAGTTTGTTTTGATGAACGAAGAAAAGAGATTTGTTCCGAGTGGTATTGACGAAACTCGTAATATCATTTGGAATGACGATGGTATCAATATCGAAGAAGAAGTGAGTAAGAAATTCAAGTTTATTGGTCGATACGATTACATAAACAGATACGATAAAAAACTGACGGTATGGGAAAAAGAATGATTAAATTAGATGTAATCTTACGAACCCACGATAAGAGGGAAATTCACGTATCAAAAGACCCACGTTATTGTAAAGCAAATAAAACAACGGTGGTAAAGAAATGTGTAAAATCTTTGGTAGAAACTTGTAATAATTCGGAACACGATATAACGTATTGGTGGTACGATGACCATTCTTCAGAACAAACGATAGAAGAACTCCATCAGATTTTCAAAGGGACAAAACATCCTTACAATTTCATACCATTAGAATCTGAAGGTTGGCAAGGAAGTGGTTTGGCTCAATTTGAACGTGGTAGAGATTCGGATGCTGATTTAGTTTACTTTGTGGAAGATGATTACCTTCACTTTCCGACTGCAATCGATGAGATGGTTGACTCCTATTATAAGTTCAAAGAAAATTTGGGTAGAGAAATCTCTATTCATCCATTCGATGACCCTGATAATTATTTACCTGTTTGGATAGAACCTTGCCGTATTGTTTATGGTAAAAACCGTCATTGGAGAACAAATCTACATACCACGTTCACCTTTCTTTGTAATCCGGAGATAGTTAGAGCCAGATGGCACGTATTTTATACAATGGCAACAGAGTATGGAACTCTTTGGGGTGAAATGAATCACGTCAATGAATCAACTATGATAAATAAAATATGGAGAGAAGAAGTAACTCTATTCACTCCAATTCCATCGGTAGCTCTTCACATGGCTTATGAAACACAAAAAGACCCTTACTTAGATTGGAAAGAACTTTGGGATTCGTTTTCTGTCTAATTTCATATTTATAGTTATTAAGATAACGGAGTAAATATGAGATACGTGTATGTCCAAGATGGACAAGTAATAGAAGGTCCGGTGATGTTACCAATAAATTGGAAGAATATTTCCAACTTTAAAGTATTGGACAATGATACTCTTAAATTATATGGTTGGTATCCCCATCGTTTTGTTGAAGCAACTTTAGGTGAAAACGATAAAGTAACCGGTTCTTATTTTGTAATAGAAGAAACCGAAGTAGTTGAGTATCAAACTGTTGCAACAAAAACAGAATCGGAAATACAAGATTTAATCAACCAGAAATGGATTAACATTCGTGCTCAACGAGCAATTTATCTTCAAGAATGTGATTGGACACAACTTTCAGATGTACCAATGTCAGATGAAAAGAAATTAGAATGGACAACATACCGTCAGGCATTACGTGATATAACAAATTATGAATCACCTGATATGGTAATATGGCCTGAAAAACCATCTATGGATGACCCAACATATAGATTAATAACACCACCAGATGAGAACGGAGTGATAAATGAGTAAACTCGTCGAAAGTATATTAAAAGAAATAAGACTTCAAATTTTTAATGAAGATAATTCTGATAAAGGAAATCTTGTTGCCGTATATCCTGGTCGTTTTCAACCAATGGGAGTCCATCACAAAGATTCATATATTTGGTTAAGAAAACAATTTGGAACAGAAAACACATATATTGTAACTTCTAATAAAGTAGATGGTCAAAAGTCACCGTTCACATTTAGTGAAAAGAAAAGAATAATGTTAAAGCACGGTGTACCAGAAAGTCAAATAATAGAAGTAACAAATCCATATAGTCCACTTCAATTCTTTGAAAAATCGGGTCTCGATCCAAAAGAAACTACTATTGTTTATATGATTGGTGAAAAGGATAAGGGAAGACTCCGTGGTTTCAAACGACTTATGGTATTTAATAAAACCACATATGTTCCAGCAAAAGATTTAGATGACCCATACACCTACTATGTGTATGCACCACACGTATCATATAACATACCATCGGCGGGAGAAATGTCAGGAACAAATATTCGTAAGGCACTCGGAGACCAAACAGCAAAATTATCCGAATTAAAACATCGATTTAAACAAATTTTTGGTTGGTTTGATGCTGGTATTTTTAACATGGTTATTGGTAAACTCAATGCAAAACGTGGTAAACTAAAAGAAGACTTGAATGAATGGTTTCGAGTTCTTTTAAATATGTCAGAAGAACAAAGTATGATGTTCTTCGATATTCTTAAAAAGGAATATGGTGATACAAAGGATTTGCTTCCAATATTACAAAAGTTTATTAAAACAGGACAAATAACAGACCGTGAAAAGGTATTATTTAGAAATCAAATGAAAGACCTTTTAAAGTTAACTGGACTTGGAGCAATAGCAGCGATTCCAATTCCAGGAACTATGTTAATGATTCCGATAATAATCCAACTTGCTAAAAAATTCAAAATAAATCTTCTCCCAGAAAATACAGAACCCGAAAAAGAAAGACTTGATATTGTTCGTAGAGAATTTTGGAATGAAGTATTTACAGAAGTTGCCAAAGATGATAGACCACTTATTACAGAAGGTGGTGCTGCTGGACACATGGCTCATCCATTTGAAGATTTTGGTCTTACATTTGGTGACATGAAAGAAATGTTTAGACTTGGATTGTCTGGTGAAATTACTGTTAAAGGAAATCCAACTGAAAAATTAGACGGTCAAAATCTTTTTGCTTCATTTAGAGAAGGTAAACTATATGCTGCCAGAAATAAATCAGACATCAAAAATGGTGGAATGGACTATCAGACAATTAAGACAAAGTTTAGTGGTCGTGGTGCTATTGAAGAGGCATTTACAATTGCTTTCTCTGATTTGGAAAAATCAATTCAACAACTTACTCCAAAACAGCAAGAGAAAATTTTTCAAGGTGGTAAGGCGTGGATGAATCTTGAAGTAATGTACCCAAAAAGTCAAAACATCATAAACTATGACGGTGCATACATTGTTTTTCACGGTGTTTCTTTGTATAATGATAGTGGTGAAAAGATAGAAGATTTTCCACAATATGCTAGAATTTTAGCTGGTATGATTAAACAAGCAAATGCTCATACTCAAAGTACATTTAAAATAAGTGAACCTAAAAGAATAGTAGTTACAAAATCCAAAAAGTTCAACGAAAGATTAGGATATTTCATAGGAAAATTAACAGCACTACAAAATAAAATGAAATGTTCTGATACAGATACAATCGGTGTTTGGCATCAAAGATGGTGGAAACGTTACATAAATAAAAGTCTAAAAGAAAATGGATTGGAGTTGGAAAACTCTGTAAAAGATAATTTGGTTAAGAGATGGGCATTTAACGATAAATCTTTTGCACTAAACAGTTCAAACATACCAGATTCAAACGTTTTGAAGTGGGCAAAAGAAATGGATAAAACTAAAGTAGAAGAACAAGTAAAAACCAACGTTCTTCCATTTGAAATTTTGGTCTTGGAGTTCGGTGCAGAAATTTTGAAGAATGTTCAAAATGTAATGGCTTTAAATCCAACGAATACTACTAACAAAATTCGTAGAGAAGTCGAACTCGCAATCAACACACTTTCAAATTCTAATAAATTAGAGGATATATCTACTTTAAAAAAACAACTCAAGAGAATAGAGGGTGCTGGTGGAATTGATTCAATCGTACCACTTGAAGGAATTGTTTTCTCTTTTAAAGGTAAGACGTATAAATTGACAGGTACATTTGCACCAATCAATCAACTTCTGAATTATTTCAAATTCAAAACATAATTATAGTAAATAGTTTCATTTAATTTTGGTGGTATATGGTAAAAATTGATAGTATAGAGGATGTTAAAAAACTTCTGAATAACCAACATCAGTCTCAAAATCAGATACAAGTTGGGTATGGTGGAGAAACAAACGATAAACCTATACGAAAAGTAGGAGATAAATGGACAGATTCTGATGGAAATGAGTGGGAACAAAAAGAAGGTTACTCGATGAAATTAGGAAAAGAGTGGCAACAAGAGTTACACCACTATTTAAATTCTTTTTCAAAGTGTCCAAAAGAAACTTGTACCTGTACCATGCCAAAACGTATGGATGAAAAAATGAGAATGATTCATGGTATGTGTTTTGATTGTGTAATTGACATGGAACATAAAATTAGATTAGAAGGTAAATGGGATGAATACGAACGTGAAAAGATGAAAGAAAATGCACTATCATGGTTGGCAGAAGCAGAGAAAGATAAGAACTTAATTGCTGAAGAACTTTCAAAAGTAGAATTTGCAAATTCTTTTGGAGATTCTGAAAAATGGAGTTCGGGTATAACAAAAGAACAAATCTTACAAAAAATAGAAGAAGAGTTTCAAAAGTTTCGTCAGGATTTTATTCAAAAATTGGAGAACGAAAGTGATCGAACAACTTAAAAGTGGTCTGTCATCAATGATTTCAGACGTAGACGGTTCGGTGTCATCAAAGAGAGTTGTTACGTTTTTATGTGTTGCTGCCATGTTAGTTACATGGGGTGCAAATCTTTTTTGGGGTTTTCAAATAACAGAGTTTATTTTTGAAGGTCTTATGTATATCATCATCGTCGGTCTTGGTGTTGCTACTGCCGAGAAGTTCTCACGTAAAGGTAGTTCTGCCTCAACTGATGTAAATGTATCATCTATCACAGACAAGGTAATGTAAATATGAAGTCTATTGTTATTGAACGTGCGGTACCTACTAATAAAAAATTATACAGTAGTGTAAAGTCACGTATAAAGAAAAAATTCAAAGTATGGCCGAGTGCTTATGCCTCGGCCGCACTTGTAAAAGCTTATAAAGCTGCCGGTGGTGGTTATCGTAATGAATCGGTGACAATAAACAATCCGGTATATCGTCTTGAAGGATATTCAACAAACAGTTGTGGAAATATTGTTGAACTTCATTTTGGATTACAAGAATCAGGAACAGAAGTTCTCGGTGAAGCAGAATACAGAGGACGTAAGGTATCTCTTGGTAAACCATTCAGAACAGCTGGTGGTCCAAAAAAGTTTGCTGTTTATGTTAAAAATCCGAAAGGAAATGTTGTAAAAGTAAACTTTGGACATAAAGGTTCGGGTGGAACTAAAACAATGAAAATTAAAAAGTCAAATGCTGCAAGACGTAAGTCATTTCGTGCAAGACATCGGTGCCACTCTCCAGGTAAGAGATGGAAACCAAGATACTGGAGTTGTAGATTTGGTTGGCCTTCAAGTGGTAAAGGTGCCATAGATAAAACTTAAATATGAGCAAAAAACACAAACAGTCTGGTGTAAATTATCGTAAGATTTACGAATCTTATTACGGAAAAATACCCAAAGGTTATCACATACATCATATAGATGGAAACCCATTTAATAATGATATTTCTAATCTACAATGTGTTAGTGCAGAAGAACATACCAAAATTCATAAAAATGAATTTACAAAATGGGCGTCTATCGGTGGTAAAAAAGGTGGTGATTTAACACGAGATTTGAAGTTGGGATTTCATTCTGCAACAAAAGAAGAAAGAATAAAGTGGGCAAAAAATGCAGCTTCAAAAGTAGATAGAAAAAAATTTGCAGAGATATTAAAAGAAGGATATTCGTCCGGTAGAATTATCAGTTGGACAAAAATGTATGACCCAGAAGAAGTGCATAAAAGAATATCATCAGGAGATCCAGGAAAGTCAACTCGTGGAAAGCCGGCATGGAATCGTGGTAAAAAAATGAATCTAACAAATCGAGAATTAGCGAACAAAAGAAAATCAGAATCGGCACTAAAAAAGAAAAAAATTCAATGCCCTCATTGCGAACGAGTAATAGATATTTCAAATATAAAGAAACATATTACTGCTAAACATGATGGACACTAATAATGAATGCAGAAATTTTAAAATCATATCTTCGACCATACATAGCCGCACAATCAATTAAAGACCCTGCTGAAGCTGCTGATACAATTGCAATGGCATATGATTTGTCAAACATTGGTAGTAGTGGACCTTTTTTCGGTGCTAAACTAATAAAAGGTGACAAAGATACTTTAAAAACATTCCTGCAACTTGGATTAGAAGTTAATTCAAGAATAACATCTGTAAGTACGGATAAAAATAAGATAGAACCAGGATTCATGTTAATGTCTCTTGGTTTTTGTCTTTATTGGTTGAACTCAACATTTACACCGTTACCACCAATGCCACCTATGTTTGCACCGACGGCTGGATGTCAAGTTGTATTTCCTGGGCTACCAACCCCACTTGATAAAGAACTTCAGGATGGCTTAAAACAAAAAGATAGTGAGATGGCTTTATCGGGATTTGTAAATGCTTTGATTAAACATCAGTTTACAATCGCTGGTATTTATAGTGGTTTAATCCCATCTGCTCCATCACCATTACCATTAATTTTGCCATGGGTCGGTATATTAAGTTTACCCGATTTAGGATTGAAAATACCAGACGTTCTTAAAAATCAAGACACAGATGGTGATGGTACACCGGATTATTTGGATGATGATATTGACGGTGACGGAATACCGAATGACAAAGATTCTGATAAAGACGGTGATGGAATACCGAATGACCAAGAACCGGGTACAATTAAAAAAGGAACTGGAACCGGTACTGGAACCGGTACTGGAACAGGTACTGGAACAGGAACAGGAACAGGTACTGGAACAGGAACAGGAACAGGTACTGGAACAGGTACTGGGACAGGAACAGGCACAGGTACTGGAACAGGCACAGGTACTGGAACTGGGACAGGAACTGGGTATGGTAAGAGTAATAAACCTTCGTATGGTACGGTTCAAGAAGATGTTTCTAAAGCATTCGAAGAAGAGACAAAATCGGTATTTGAAGAAAACAATTTGTTTGGATTAACAATAGATTTGGATAGATT